GTGCCCTATGTTCCGGGGATGAACGATCTGGAAGTGAGCCTTGCCGTCGTCGGCATCGACTATGCGAACGCCGACGCGACCAAAAGCAGCCGCCGCTTCGAAGTGCGTCTATGCGCGCCGGGTGAGCCCGTGGAGCTGCGGCCCGAGCCGAAGAACAAGCATGATCGGCACGCTATCGCCGTGTTCAGCGTGCGCGGCGTCCAGATCGGCTATTTGAGTGCGGAGCGCGCCCCGGCGATCGGTGCGAAGATCCGCGCAGGGATGCCGATCCGGGCTGTCTTTCAGCGCGAGATATCGACTGCAGCGATCATCCGGGTTCGCTTCGATGGTGGCGAGCCGACGCTTCCGCCGGTGCCGGCCCCCGACGCCCCGCCCGAAGACAGCGACTTTTATGCCGATCCCGAGGGGCCAATGTGGGGGGCATAGGCCCGGCTCAACGGCGCGGAGCGTCTTCCTCAACCCCATCCTGATAAATCACGGTGCCCTTGCTCGTGTAGAAGGGGCGGAACGCGAGCAATTCGATCCCGAAGGCGGCGTTCACCCGCAGCATCCGCCGCATGATCGGCACGATTTCGGTGCGGTAGTAATTGTCGCGGGTCAGCCCCACGTCGCCAAAGCCGCCATTGTTCGTCGGGATCACGCCGATCAGCTGGGGCGGTGTGCGGTGCCCGGCAAGCAGATCGTCGCGGCTGATGTTCTTGACGGCCGAAAATTCATCCTTCGCGGTGACATCGGCGATCGGCATGATCTGAATGCCGTCCTTCTTCCCTCTGGGGATATAGACGAACATGTTCTTGAAATTGCCGACCCCCTTGGCCGAGAGCAGCTTTTGCTCGATCGCCTCGACGGTCTCAGTATCAGCCAGCGGCTCGCTGACATAGAACACGAATCCGGCGTGCGCGCCGTTGAGATAGTAGCGGCGGCGGAACAGCGTGGCATTCTCGCTCAACAGCCCGCTCTGCAGCGCGGCCATCCACTCGGGCACGCCGTAGAGCTCCTGCGCAACGTCGGGCTGCATCAGGTGGAAAATCCGCCCCGCGTCGAAGGCATGGGCCTGCCCCAGCGGCCCGTTGACGAACCAATAGACGCCCGGCGTGATGCCGACGCGCGTGTGGATCGCCGGGCTGAATTCGACCCGCGCGAGCCGCCCGGCAAGGTTCGGCACCCATTCAAAATAGGCGTTGCCCATCTGGCAGAAATCGAGCGCGAACCGTTCGAAATTGTCCGAATCCAGCCATCGCGATGGCGCGTGCTGGGCGACCAGCATGTTGACCTTCAGGGCGATTGCGGACCGATGATAGGGCGACATGTTGAACGCCTGCGCCAGCTTGCCCAGCGGAATCGGCGGCTCATACCAGCGGCCATTGTGCCAAATCTCGAAAAACTGGGCGAGTTCGCGCCGATCGATGACGCTTTCGGGATCCCCGAAGCCGAACATCGCGCCGGCGGCAGGCGGCGCTTTGGGATCGCCTTCGACGATCGCGGTGCTGGGTTCGTCGGTCATCAAATCGCTCCTCAATCGGAAAAGGACACGCGCCCACGCGGCGCGTCATCGGCAGTGGCAATGTCGAGCGGTTCGTTCGACAGCGCGTGAAGAATTGCCCAGGCTATGTCGGCGTGCCCGATCGTGCCGCCTCGCCGGGCAACATAGGTTACGCCCTTCTGGCTGGCGGTAAGGCTGGGGCGGATGGCCATGAAGGCCTGCATCACGTCGGTCCAACCGGCGTCGAACTCGATCCGCTGCTCGCGGAAGACGTTCTGCCCCTTGATCACCAGCGCGGTCTTCGTCGCCACCGAATATTCGATCTTGCGCGCATTGGGGAACCAGTTCGACACCAGTTCCCACACCGCCAGGCCATGGCCCGTCGTGTCGATCGCGATATCGACGACATTGTAGCGTTCGCTGACCTTGCGGATGAACGCGGCCTGCCCGGCGAAATCGAGGCCGTTGAGCCGATACTTGTCGAGCACCCGGAACTTGCCCTTGCCCGGGGTCTCCGGCGGCGCGAGCACCACCAATGCGGCGTCGTCGCGGCCCTGTTTGTTCGGATCGTAGCCAAGCCACACCGGCTTGTCGCCAAAGGGGCGACCGCCGGGCATGTCGATCAGGGCGGGCTTGAAATCGCGCCATTTGTAGAAGCTATCGACCCGCGCCGGGGCAAGCCGGACATAGGGGAAGCTGCTCTCCGCATCGTCGATGTCTTCGCATTCGAACAGGTTGCGGAATTCGTCTTCGGAGTATTCGCGTCGCAGTTCGTCGACATCGACCAGTGAGCCGAGCCCGCGCGCCACCGCATCGTGGATGGTCAGGATTTGCTGCCACGATCCGTCGGGCATAATCGCCCCGTCGCGCAGATTGCGGAGGGAAATGTCGAACGGGCGCTGCGCGGCCTTGGCCTTGCCAGAATTCCATTCCTCACCGGACCAAAAGGCATAGGAGGCGTGGGTCTTCGTCGATGGCGTCGAGAAATAGGTGCGCTTGTAGATGGTGTGCGTCGCCATCGCGCTCGCCACCTTCTTCAGCTCGGCAAAGCCGTGAACCCACGCATATTCGTCGAAATAGAAGTCGCCGCTCTCGCCCTGTGCAGTCGCGCTGTTCGTCGAGAGCGGGTAAAGCCCGACCGCATCAAGCGCCCACGCCGGTTCGGTTTCCTCCCCCTGCGCATCGGTCACCGCCGGGAAATTCAGGTCGAGGATGATGGGGTTGCCCTTCAGCTCGACCCCGGCGACCTTCCGCACCCAACCGACGATTTCGCGGCGGAATTTGTTCGCCTGGCGCTGTGACGCCGACAGGAAAATCTGGTTACGCGGCTGCTCGCCCGCCAGCACCATCTCACCGATCTTGGCGACGGCTTCCCGGGCGAAATACCAGGTCGCGCCGACCTGGCGGCTCTTGCGGATTTTGCGGGTGCGCTGATCGCGCTGCTCCCACCACGTCTCCTGATAGTCGAAATTCTTGGCGTGGAAGTCGTCGAGCAACGCCTGCCATTGCTCGGGCGACAGGAAATTCTTGCGCGCATCGGCCCGCTTGGCCTTGGCCTTGTCATCGTTCCGCGCCGCGATCTTCGGGTTCAGATCGCCTTCCTTGCCGGTCGCGTTGTATTTGCGGATGCGCGCGGTGCGCTCAAGCTGGCGGGTCAGGAAATCCACCCGCTTCATGTCGCCTTCGGTGAATGGTTCCTTGTCGAGCAGGGTGGCGATCTTCGCCTCGATCCGGTCATCGATGATCGCGACGGGCGCGTCATTGTCCCATCCATCGCGGCTTTTCCATGCCGCGACCGTCCCGTAAGCCAGCCCCAGTTCCTCGGCGATCTGGGTCAGCCGCCACCCCCGCCAGTACAGCGAGCGCGCCTCACGTCGCTGGGCGCGCGCAACCTGGCGGATGATGGCCCGTTCTTCGGGTTCTGGCGGGGCGGTGTGCATGGCGTACCGCCATGCACCGTGCGCGGCCCCTTCTGCGCCACGCTGTCCCGGTAAAGCCCGCCGTCACCCGCGCCGCGCGTTGCCTGTTGCCCGGTTCCGCTGCCTCTAGGGGCAGCAATGCGGGAGCCGCCCTCCCGATCGACCAACGGGAGCTGACCCATGAAGACCAAGCCGTTCTTGCTCGCCACCGCCGGTTCGACCGTCGATGGCCGCGTCATCGACGACAAGATGATCGAAGAGATGGCGTCGAGCTACAACCCGCAGACCTATGGCGCGCGGCTGAACATCGAACATATTCGCGGCATCAGCGGCGAAAAGCCGTTCCGCGCCTATGGCGATGTTGTCGAGCTTTCGACCGCCCAGGTGGATGTCGATTTCAACGGCAAGGTCGAAAAGCGGCTCGGCCTCTACGGCGTGTTCGACGTGACCGACGATGCCAAGGCGCTCAACGGTGCCAGCCAGAAGGTCTATCCCTCGATCGAAATCGAGCCGAACTTCGGCGGCAAGGGCTTCGCCTATCTGATGGGCTGCGCCCTCACCGACAGCCCCGCCGCCATCGCGACCGAACGCCTGCAGTTCAACCGCTCGCTGCCTGGCACGATCAAGCTGTCGCGCGACGAATCCGCCGCGATCGAGTTCCCCGAGGGCAGCGGCGACGCCGCCGCAACCGGCCTGCTCACCTCGCTCACCGGCCTGTTCGACAAGTTCGCTGCCAAGTTCGGCGCGCAGGAGCCCGCGAAGCCTGAAGAAAAGACCGGCACCCCCGCCCCGGCTGCGGCGACCGACTTCAACGAGCTGCGCCCGCTGCTCGAAGACATGGCCAAGGAATTTTCGACCGGGCTGGATGCGATCCGCACCGAATTGCGCACCGAAGTCGATCAGCTGGCGGTCAAGCTTCACAAGCAGCTCGACGAACAGGAAGCGACCCCCGCCCCGAACTTTCGCCAGCGCCCGCAGGGCAACGGCGGTGCCGGCGACTATTCCAACATCTTCTAACCCCCCAGCCCCGCCCCGCCTGATCCAAGGAACGAACGAACATGGCCTACAATCTTTCCGACCGGGGGCGCCGCGCGCTGGACGGTCTTTTCACCGCCATCGCCCAGATCAACGGCGCGTCGCGAGGCGTTGCCCATCAGTTCACGCTGGACCCGACCGCCGAACAGCGGCTTGAGGATTTGCAGCGCGAACAGGTCGGCTTCCTCAATCGCGTCAACATGCCATCGGTGCCCCAGCTGACCGGTCAGGTCATCGGGATCGGCACCCACAACATGATCGCGGGCCGCATGAGCCGTGCAAACCTGCCTCGCAAGCCCCGCTACGTCGGGCGGATGCAGGATCGCGACTATCTGCTGAAGGACACCACCTTCGACACCTGGCTGCCGTGGGAGCTGATCGACAGCTGGTCGAAGTTTCCCGACTTCGCACAGCGTTATGCCCGCCATGTCGCCGTGTCGGTCGCGCTTAGCCGGATCATGGTCGGCTTCAACGGCATCGAAGCCGCCGCCGACACCGATCCCGTAGACAATCCGCTCGGCGAAGACGTGAACATCGGCTGGCTGCAGAAGCTGCGGCTGGAAAAGCCGGATCACGTCATGGGCCGCGCCACGGTCACTGCCGGCGGCGTCACCACCGCGACCGGTGCGGCGCAGCCGATCTACATCGGCGCGAACTCGGATCATGCCGACGGCGATTACAAGAACATCGACGCGCTCGCCTATGATCTGATCGCCGGGATGCCCAGCTGGGCGCGCGCCTCGACCGAACACGTCGTGATCGTCAGCCAGGACCTGGTTGATGAGAAGTATTTCCCGATGGTCAACCGCCCGCTGGCTTCGACGATCGACAGCGGACGCTCGACCAGTGACGAAACGGTGCGCGACATCATCATGTCCGACAAGCAGATCGGTGGCCGTCCCGCCGCCATCGCGCCCTACTTCCCCGAAGGCACGATGATGATCACCCCGCTCGGCCGCGCCGGGGCGACGGACAGCTCCAACCTGTCGATCTATTGGCAGGAAGGCAGCCGCCGCCGCTACATCAAGGATGAGCCGGAAAACATGGCGTCGCTGGTCGATTACAACTCGGTCAACGAAGGCTACGTCATCGAAGACACCGACTTTGCCGTGATGGCGGAGAACATCACCTTCGGTGACCGTCCGTAATACCCGGGGGAGGGCTTAGAGCTGGTTGCTGTCGTGCCCGACGGCGCCGGGGAGCCATCTACACGCGGGGAGGGCACGCGCCCCGCGACCAGCCAGAAAGGACAAGGCCCCGCCATGGTTTCCCCGTTCCGTCGCCATCAGCAACGCATCCGCGCCATCGCCTCGGGCGCTGCCACGGCTGTGATCGCCGACAGCGCTATTCCTGCTCCGCCGGCACCCGGCACGCCCGAGGGCAACGAATATGCGGCCCTGCGCGTGCTGCTCTACGACAATCTCCGCGACCTGTCCGAGATTGCTTCGATCGAGGCCCGCAACCCGAAAAAGGTCGAGTTCGCCAAGGCGTTCGCCGCATGGATCGAAGGCGTGCTCACTGCTGGCGAAGACGGCCACGCCGCCCAAGACGAAATCCTGATCCACAACATGATCTGGGCGATCGATTATCGCGACTTCGACTATGCGATGACGCTGGGCCGCCACGCGCTGCAGCACAATCTGGTCATGCCGGAGCGGTTCAACCGCACCGTCGCGTGCTTCCTGGTCGAAGAAATCGCCACCATCTCGCTCGATCATCACGAACTGGTCCCGCACGAAACGCTGGTCGAGCTGGTACCGGTCGCTGATTCCCACGACATGCCCGACCCGGCACGCGCCAAGCTCTACAAGGCGCTCGGGCGCAGCTGGTCGCGCCGAGCCGATGCGTTCGATCCCGCCGCCGACAACGCCCCGGCGGGCGGCAAGGCATCGTTCGTCGAAGCTGCGCTGGAAGCGGTCAACCGAGCCTTCGCGCTCGATCGCAACGTCGGCGTCAAAAAGGATATCGAGCGGCTCACCCGCCAGCTCAAGGAACTCTCCCCGGACAGCGGGGGATAACGGCCCGCCCCACGGCGCTCGGGGGGCGGATGGGAGCGACCGAACCGCAACGCGGCTCCGGTCCACCCCATCCTCACCCCCCGAAAATTTCGCGAGGAACCCATGACCGGCCTGATTGCTTCGCCCGCCGCCCTGCCCGATCCGCCTGGCGCATCGGTGGTGGCGGATGGCTGGTTTCCGCCGGTCGCGCTGGCGACGGTCCGCGATCGGCTGCGGCTCGGCGCTGGGGCCATCCCGACCCCGCTGCTGACCGAAGCGATCGAAGGCGCGATGCTCCACGCCTTTCGCGAGCTGGCGTCGTGGCGCTCCGACCGCGCCAGTGAGGGAGCGGCGTCGCTCGCCGATGTCACCGACCTGACGATCAATGGGCAGAACCGTGCCGTCGTGCTGTGGGAGCGCGTCGTGCGCTACTTCGCCGCGGCGGATTTGTTCGCGGAGAATCGCGACATCAGCGCGACCGATCAGGGCCTCGACCGCGCCGCCGAAAAGGAAAGCACGTCCGACGAATACCGCCGCAACGCGCTGGCGGCGGTCGCTGATCTGCGCTCGATCGGTGCCGCGACCCCGGTGCCGCGCAACCGGGTGTCGCTGCTGTGATCGTCACCGCCCGGGAAGGCGATACGGTCGATCTGATCTGCTGGCGGGTTTTCGGACGCACCGACCGGATCACCGAACAGGTCTTCACCCTCAACCCCGGCCTCGCCGCGCTTGGCCCGACCCTGCCCGCCGGCACCCCCGTCACCCTGCCCGACCTGGCCCAAGCGGCCCCCGCGATCCGCGAAACCGTGAGGCTGTGGGATTGATCGCATGAAGAAGATCGACACCCTGCGCGCCGCAATTGTCGCCGCAACGCTGGAGCTGGCCCAGCAACCGACCCGCCTGCGCATGTGGGTCGATCGCGGGACGGTCGAGGCGCGCCAGACCGACAGCGGTTCCTTCGCCTACGCCTTCCGTCTCAATGTCTTGGTCATGGAACTGGCGACCGACGTTTCGGTCATTTCCGACGCCATCATCCGCTGGCTGCGCGTCAATCAGCCGGAGCGGCTCGCCCCCGGCAACACCGCCTTTACCTTCGATGTCGACATTCTCGACAACAGCACCGTCGATCTGCTGATCGAGGTCGAGCTTACCCAATGCGTCCAGGTCGCGCCAAAGGAGGGCGGCGGCTTCACCCTGACCGACATCGACGAACCCAATCCGCTGTTCGGCGATCATCTTGGCTTGGGCGGAGCGGCTCCGGTCCCGCCGCTTTCCGGGATCCAGCTGGGCGGGCAGGACTTCGACCTCTGATGGCCGATGATGACCTGTCGCGGCTTGACGACTGGCTGGGCGCGATCGTCGCTGGCCTTGCCCCGGCGGAGCGACAGCGGGCGGCGGTTCGGCTTGGCCAGATGCTCCGCCGCGCCAACCTCGCTCGCATCGCCGCCAATGTCGAACCGTCCGGCGATCCCATGGGACGCCGCCGCCCCCGCTTCGATCGCAAGAACAAGGTGCGCGCCATTTCCGGTCGCAAGATGTTCCGGGGCCTGCGCGCCCTACGAAATTGGAAGGTCGATGCGGATGCCGATGGCGTTAAAATCGCGCCGATCAACGGCGTGGTCGCCCGCGTCGCCGAAATCAACCACTTCGGCGAGCAGGTGACGATCGGGCGGCTGCGCGACGGTCGCCGCATCCGCCACCGCTACCGCGAACGCCGCCTGCTCGGCTTCGGGCCGGAGGATGAAGCGCTAATCCTCGATCTTGCGGCCGGTCTGATCGAAGACGCGAAGCGGTAAAGCCTCCCGTTACCGCGCCGCCCACTCCCCGCGCGCGCGAACCGCTGCCACGCCCGACGCATGGCCGATTTCTCGACCCCCTCGACCGCGATCGACCTGTCGCGCCTGCCCGCGCCGACGTTTGCCGCGCCGCTGTCCTTCGCGACCGTCCGCGCGGAGCTGGTCTCCTATCTGCAGTCGCCATCGGTGCTGCCTGAATTTGACGCCACCGTCGCATCGGACCCTGCGGTCAAGCTGCTGGAAGTCGTCGCCTGGCGCGAACTGGTCATCCGACAGGAGTTCAATGATCAGGCGCTTCAGATCATGCTCGCCTATGCCACCGGGGCCAATCTCGACCAGCTCGGGGCGCTAGTGAATGTCGAACGGCTGCTGATCGAGCCCGCCGACGGCGCGACGCCCGCGGTCTATGAAAGCGACGCCGATCTGCGCCGCCGTATTCAGCTCGCGCCTGAAAGCTTCAGCGTCGCCGGGCCCGCAACCGCCTACCGCTTCCACGCCCTCGGCGCTGACCCGACCATCGCTGATGCGCTGGCGAGCAGCCCGGCACCCGGCGAAGTGCTGGTCACCATCATGTCCCGCTATGGCAGCGGCGTCGCCAGCCCCAGCCAGATCGCGGCGGTCGAAGCGGCGGTCGCCACCACCCGCCCGCTCACCGATCAGGTCACCGTCGCTTCGGTCGAGCTGGTCGCTTTCAACGTCCAGGCCACGCTGGCCATCTTCCCCGGTCCCGATTCGGTGGTGGTGCGCGCCGCCGCCGAAGCCCGGCTCGCCGCCTACCTTGCCGATGCCCGCCAGATCGGGCGCGCGGTCACCCGGTCCGGCATCATCGCCGCGCTCCACGTCGAGGGCGTGATGAACGTGATCCTCGCGCAGCCCGCCGCCGACATCCTGCCCGATAGCAGTCAGATCGCGAACTGCACCGGGACGATCGTGACGGTTGCCGATGACTGACCTGTTGCCCCCCGCCAGCACACCGCTCGAGCGCGCCTTCGCCGACGCCAGCGCGCGGATCGCCGACATCCCCGTCGATGTCACGACGCTTTGGAACCCGGCGACCTGTCCGATGTCGTTCCTCCCCTGGCTAGCCTGGTCGCTGTCGATCGACCGGTGGAATGCCGACTGGTCGGACGAACAGAAGCGGGAAGCGGTCGCCGGGGCCATCGCCGCCCAGCGGATCAAGGGAACCCGCCTTGCCGTCGAACAGGCGCTGCAGTCGCTCGACGATCTGCTGCAGCTGGTCGAATGGTTCGAAGCCTCCCCCCAGCTCGATCCCTACACCTTCGAAATCCGCTTGCCGCTGATCGGTGCCGATGGCGTCGCCGGCGGCGATCGGGTGTCGGCTGCCTTCGCGCGCCAGATCATTATCGATGTCACCCGCGCGAAGCCGGTTCGCGCCCATTTCGCGCTGGTCCAGCAACTTGAGCTTGCGGGGATCGCCGTGCCGGTCGCCGCTGGCAATGCCGCCAACTATCGCCGCCTCGACCTCGCCGCCACCGACGCGCCGGGCACGCCATGGGCCGATCTGATCCAGGACGAAAATGGCGAGCCGCTGCAGGATGATGCCGGCGGCTTCATCGACGGGAGTGCCGCATGACGACGCCGCTTGATCTGGTCATCACCAATGCGGGCCGCGCGGCCCTGATCGACGCGGGCGGCGGGGGCACAGCTGCCGTCGTCATCGCCGAAGTCGGCTTGACCGCCGGGGTTTTCGTCGCTGCGCCGACGCTCACTGCCCTGCCTGGCGAATTCAAGCGGATCGACACGATTGCGGGGGCGGCGGCGGATGCCGACACGCTGCACCTGATGGTGCGCGATTCCAGCGACGACACCTATGTCGCGCGCGGGTTCGCCCTGTATCTCGCCGACGGCACACTGTTTGCCGTCTATGGGCAGGCTGATCCCTTCCTCGGCAAATATTCGGCGTCGCACTTCCTCACCGCGATCGATCTGAAGTTCGCCGCCGGGGAAGCAGCGCTGATCGCGTTCGGCGACACCAACTTCCTCAATCCGCCCGCGACCGAAACCGAAAAGGGCGTCGCGTTCCTCGCCTCGATCGCCGAAGCGCTCGCTGGCGCCGTGGCTGACAAGATCATCACCCCGGCGGCGCTGGCGGCGGTGCTCGAAAACTACGTCTCGACCGCTTTGCTCGGCGTCGTCGATGGCGTCGCCACCCTCGGGCCGGATGGCAAGCTGGCCGAGGCGCAGCGCCCGCCCGCCGACACCTTTCAGGTCTTCGTCGTCGCGGACGAAGCCGCGATGCTGGCGCTCGCTGGCGCTGCCCCCGGCAACTTCGCGGTGCGCGAGGATAGCGGCCTGGTCTATGTGCTGCAGGCGCTGCCCGCCGCAACACTGGCCAACTGGGTCGAAATTTCCACCCCGGCCCCGGTGTCGAGCATCAACACGAAGGTCGGCGCAGTGGTGCTCACCGCCGCCGATGTCGGGGCCGTCCCGACCACGCGCAGTGTCCAGGGCGGTGGGCTGGTAACCGGCGGCGGCACCCTCGGCGCGAACCGCACGCTGACCGTGGCCAAGGCATCACAGGCCGAGGCTGCGGTGGGCGAAGACGACACCAAGGCCCTTACCCCCTTCGCCATGGCCGCTGTGCTGGCTGGCAAGGCATCGGGCGGCGCGACGGTCACCGGCGGTGGGCTGGTTACCGGTGGTGGCCCGCTCTCGACGAACCCGGTCCTGTCGGTCGCCGCCGCCACCTTGGCCGAACTGGCGGCGCGCGCGGCGGATCGCGCGGTGTCGCCGGTCACGCTGGCCAACCTGCCCAAGAGCCTGACCCCCAACGGCTACCTGACACTGCCCTTCCCCGACGAAGAAGGGCGGCTCCCAATCCTCCAATGGGTGACCTATCGCACGCCGATCCTTTCCGAAGGCGCAGTGTGGGTGAACTGGCCGGTCGTCTTCCCGAACGCGATCCTGTTCGGCGGTGCGACGGCATGGCTTCAGGCACCAAACAACTTTCGCGACCTGTGGCCCCAGCTCGCCGCGCCGACGACGGCGGGCACATGGGTTCAGCTGCAACGCGACGATCCGAACGACATCCGCATCGACGGATTCGATGTCTTCATGCTCGGCTATTGAGGGGGCGCACGATGTTCTTCAGTCCATCGTCCGGCGGCTTCTACGATCCCGCCATCAACCGCGACATCCCCGCCGACGCGGTGCAGATTTCGCGCGAACGCCATGGCGAGCTGATCGCGGCGCGCGCCGAAGGCAAGGTCATCGTCGCCGATCGCAACGGGCGTCCGATGATCCGCGAACCGCGGATCGGTGCCGACCAGCTCCGCGCCCGCGCCGTCGCGTCGGTAAAGGCCGAGGCCCGCCGCCGCATTCTCGCGGTGGCCAGCCTTGAGCGACAGGCGAACGATGCCGCCGACATTGCGATCGAGGCATATGCCGGGGCCGGGACCGACCTCGAAGGCGCGCTCGACCGCCGCTATCGCATCGATGCGATCCGCGCCGCATCCAACGCGATCGAGGCGCAGATCGAGCGGATGCCCGCCGCGAACCTCACCGCCTTCGATCCCTCCACGCACACCCTTTGGCCGGAAAACTCCTGATGGCGAAGATCTCCGAACTTCCCTTCGTGCTCTCACCTGACGGGCTCGAATATGTCTTGATCCTCAAGGATGGCGTCGCTCAGATCGCGCGCCTCGACACGATCCCCCAGGGCGGCCCCGGCGGCGGCCCCTTCCGCTTCACCAACCTGCTCGACGCCCCGGACACGCTTGAAGGTCAGGGCGGCAAGGCGGTTGTGGTCAGCGCCGACGGCACCGGCCTTGAGCTCGTCCCGCTGCCCGAACCGGGTGACGCCTTGGCCGAGACCTTTACGACGCTCGCCGCCCCGCCGCCTGCTCCCGACACCGGCTGGTCGCAGATTTCGCGCGAATTCGACTCGCCGAGCCGCCCGACCGGAAACCCGATCACGATTAAGTGGCGGGAGGTTTTCACCTACAGCCCCTATAACGCGAACGGTATCATTCCCGGCTCACCGAAACTGACCAACCGCGTCTGGGGCGGGGGTTGGAACATCACCAACGCCTTCACCCCGTTAGACACGAACGAGGGCGCGCCGAATTATCGCATCGAGTCCAAATTCGCGAAGTCGAGCCGTAACCCGGCCAAAGCCTTCATTACCGGTGCCGAGCAGCACCACGCGATGCACACAAAGGGGGCGGGTGGCAGCGAGTATCGCTCGATCTCGCTGTGGCAGCCGGACGATGCCGCAGACTGGGGCTATGACTCGGACGCCAGCTTTCAGGCTGCGGTCTATGCGTTCGCGGACGGCTACCGCAACGTGCATGTCAGCTTCGACTGGTCCGGCACCGAAAGCTCGGAGCGCGGCGTGTTGCTGTCGAACAAGGTCCGGCTCAACTTCCTCTCGAACAATAAGGCGATCGTCACGCAGGCGAACGCGGCCGGGAACGCCCAGTTGCCCCTGCCCCACATCAACGACGGTAACTACCTCCAGGTCGGCCAACCGATCTACATGACGTGCGACCTCCCGGGGCCGAACGCGCTTGGCATCCAATCGCTGCTCACGATGGTCGGCACCGCCGGGTTCACCAGCGGCGCTCGGTTGGCTTACATGAATACCAACGGCATCACCGGTTTTGCCACCGGCTATGAGATCGAACAGTCCGCGTCGAACTATCTCGCCGGGTTGCGGGTTCGCAATACGCACCCGACCGGCGCGAGCGTGATCAAGCTGCACGGCAACGCCGCGACCTCGATCGATTTCTTCAACGAGACCAATTACCTCAACTGGGGAATGCGGCTGAAGCCCAACGGCGACTTTTGCATCGGCCAACAGGAGAACGGTGTCGCTTGGGGCGCGGGCGATGCCATGCGCATCAACTACACCACGATGCAGGTGTCTTTCATCAAGGCTCCGCGCCTCCCCAACGCCACGGTTGCGGGCGCTGGCTCGGCATCCGCCGCCGGTATCGGTGCCCAGCACTATGTCACCGACCTTAATTCGACCGCGCCTGGCACGATCGCCGCCGGCGGCGGTGAATATGACGGGGTGGTGGTCAGCGACGGCTCCGCTTGGCGCATTCTCGCCGCCTGGTAACCTTCATGGGAAATCCTGACATGATCACCACTGAAATTCCGCGCTTCATCGTCGCCATCCAGAATGACGACGGACAGAACATCGGCTTTGAAATCCGCCCCGAGCGATCGGACGGCAACGGAGGGTTCATCACCACCCGAAGCCGCCCGGCGACGCGCGACGATCTGCTCGCAATCCTGACGGGCCCAGAGGCCGAGATGGCGGTGGCGCTTGCCGCAGCGAACGCCCGCGCCGACGCCGCCGATGCGGCGGCCGCCACTGCCCACGCCACACTGCAGGAACGGGATGCCGAGCTGGCGGAATTGCGCGCGGAGATGTCGGCACGGGCGGTGGCGCTTGCCGCAGCCAATGCACGCGCCCACGCCGCCGATGCGGCGGTCGCGACTGCCCACGCCACGCTACAGGAGCGCGAAGCCGAGCTTGAAGCATTGCGCGCGGAGATATCGGCACTCAACGCATCACTCGCGCCATCTGACGATGCTCCCCCTCCCGATCCCTCCGAATGAACGACCTCGGCGGTAAAGCCCCGCTTTACCGCCGCACCCCCTTCAAAGCCTCGCGCGCGCGCGGCACGCCCGGGCCATGCGAAACATGTTCGAAATCATGCCCGACGGCGCAAAGCACGCGATCGATCTGATTTCGATCATCTCCCTGCTAGGCGCGCTGGTCAGCATCTTGCCCAAGATCGCGACCGTGCTGACGATCATCTGGACGCTGCTCCGCATCTGGCAGGAGCCGATTGTCCAAAGGATCGTCACCCGCTTCGGCAAGCGGCGTGAGCCGGACGCATGACTGCCACCCTCGCCCCCGATGCCGCAAAGCGGCTGTTCGACGCGGTTCGCCAGGTCAAGGGCGCGGCGCTCACCCCCGGCGATGTCGCCACCATCAACACCGCGCTCGCACCCCCCGCCCCGCCACTGATCGAGCGTCCCGACGATCCCCTCACCTATCGCGCCGCGCTTGAGCTGATCGATCACGAAGCGATCGTGCTCGAAGCATACAAGGATTCGAAGCGCATCTGGACCTGGGGGATCGGCGTCACTGACAAATCCGGGCACCTTGTCGGGCGCTACCGCGACAATCCGCAGACGGTGGAGCATGTGCTCGCCATCTACATCTGGCTTCTGCGCAACCGCTACATTCCCGACGTGCTCAAGGCATTCGCTGGCGTCACCCTGTCCGAAACCCAGTTCGCCGCCGCCCTGTCGTTCCACTACAACACCGGCGCAATCCTGCGCGCCGGCTGGGTCGATCGCTTCAAGGCGGGGGACATCGACGGCGCGCGCGCCGCCTTCATGGAATGGCGCAAGCCGCCCGAAATCGTCGCGCGCCGCGAAAAGGAACGCGACCTGTTCTTCGACGGCAAATGGTCGCACGATCCGCTCGTCACCATCTACCCCGTGTCGAAGCCCAGCTACACGCCCGAATGGCGCGGCGCGCGACAGGTCGATATCTCGGCCGATCTGGCTCGGGCGCTGGCGGCATGATCCTGCCCGACTGGCCCCCGCGCGATTGGCGCTCGCTGCTCGCCCTGATCTTTTCGGTGCTGGGCGCGGTGGTGCTCAGCCTGTTCGTGTGGTGGGCCTATGCCCAGCTCCTGCCCGCCGCCGGTTGGAGCGCCGCGACCGAAGCCAACCGCGCCACCACCCTGCGCTGGACGCTGTGGATCGCGATCGGCGCGATCGGCCTGGTCCTGCTCTCGCTCGGCATGGCCATCAACCGCCGCAGCCTCAAAGGGCGCTGGGGCGACAAGTCGGTCGAGTTTGAAGGCGGCGAGGAACAGGAACAGCGCGCCGCCCCTGCAACCCCGCCAAGGCCGAACCGATGATCGCGCTATTCATGGCACTCGCGGCGCGGACAGGGGCCGCAGGACGCGCGCAGGGCGTCGTCGCGGTCATCATCGCCATCGCCGCCGCCGTTGCCCTGTGCGGCGCGCTGGCGGGCGCGTGGAAGGTGTTCGATTGGTTCAACGACCGACAGGCGGCAAACCGCGCGCTCGATAAGCGGGATGCCCAGACCAGGGGCCGCGTGATCGTCGCCGATCGCGAAGCCGGGGCCGCGAAGGGTGAGCGCGACGCTGCCAATGCCAACCTGACCGACGCGGAACGCGAAAGGATCGACGATGCGCAAGCTGCTGGCTGTGATGCTCTTGATGGCCTGTTCGGCCTGTGCCCGTGATATCGAGCTCGCTACGCCGGATCCTGCGCGCCTGAAGGAATGCCCGCGCACCCTGCCCGCCGATCCGGTGATGTCGCCGCTGGCCAACAACATCATCACCCTGCCCGATGGCCGCGTCGTCGTGCTGCTTTCTGTCGTGCGCGAGCGCAGCAAGGCCACCGCCGACTATATCGTCACCCTGCGCGATGGCTTCCGGCGCTGTGTCAGCACCGTCGAGTATGTCGAGGATTGGGGAACCGCGGCGAATCGTAAGCAGCCAGAGTCCGCGCCTTGAGCAGCAACGAAGAAGACATCCCCGCCGACCTGTCCGCCCTGATCCGGTTCGGCACGGTGATCGAGGTTACCCTGTCGCCGCCCCGGTGCCGCGTGCGCTTCGGCGATCCCGACGATGGCGGCGACGATGGCGAAACCCCGCCGATCCGCTGGCTGGCCGGACGCGCCGGTAAAACGCGCCGTTGGTCGCCGCCCAGCGTGGGCGAGGAAGTGCTGCTGCTTGCCCCCGATGGCCAGATCGGCAACGCCGTCGCCCTCACCGGCCTGTCCAATGACGGCAACCCGCCGCCCAGCGGGGAGGATGTCGAACTGATCCGCTTCGACGATGGCGCGATCATCTCCTACGATGCTGCGGCCCACGCGCTCACCGCGATCCTGCCCGCCGGCGGAACCGTCGCGATCGAGGCGGCGGGCGGGGTGTCGATCAAGGGGCCGGTGGCGATCGAGGGTGACGTGTCGATCACCGGTGGCCTGTCCGCCACCACCGATGTCACCGCCGCCGGCATCAGCCTCAAATCGCACCGTCACGGCAACGTCCAGGCTGGCGGCGCGAAGACCGGGGCCGCTGAATAGCGGACGGGTGACGCCCCCGTTCACCGGCCAGCCCCCTCGCCTTGCGCGCGCGTCCGGGGCTTTGTGGCGGTGATGAACGGCATGGATGCCTTTACGGGGAAACCCCTCTCCGGCGCTGCGCACCTGGCGCAGTCGGTTCGGGATATTCTCGCCACCCCGCTCGGGACGCGGCTGATGCTGCGCGACTACGGGTCGCAGATTTTCGAGCTGATGGGACGACCGGCCAACGCCGCGACCATGATGCTGCTCCGCGCTGCCACCGCCGGGGCGTTGCGCCGCTGGGAACCGCGCATCCGCCTGACCCGCGTCGTCTTCGGCGGTGACTTCGCCGCCGGACGGCCGGTCATTCAGATCGAGGGCGTCCGCACCGACGTTCCCCCCGCCGCCGCCCCGCTCTCTCTGTCGATTTCGCTCTGAAGGAACCGCCATGCCGACCCTCACCATCACCGAATCCGCTTCCGGCCCCCGCACCATCAAGCCGCCGGCGCTCGCGATCATCGGCCTGGTTGCCACCGCGACCGCTGCTGTCGGCGCGCCAACCACCGCGCTGGACGCTGCCTTCCCGCTCGGCCAGCTGACCCTGGTGTCGAACATTGACGCCGCCATCACTGCGGCGGGCACGGGCGGAACGCTGCGCCCCGCGCTTGAGGCAATCCGCGATCAGGTCACCCCGATCATCGTCGTCGCCCGCGTCGCCCCCGGCGAGGGTGAGGGCGCGGCGGCGGAAACCGACGCCAACGTCATCGCCGGGCTCAATCAGCTGCTGACCGCGCGCACCGCCGTCGGCGTCGCCCCGCGCATCATCGGCGCGCCTGGCCTCGATACGCTGGAAGTGACCACCGAAATGGTCATCATTGCCAAGCGGCTGCGCGCCATGGCCTATGCCGCCGCGATCGGCGACGACGTTGACGAAGCGGTCACCTATCGCGACGGCTTCAGCGCGCGCGAGCTGATGCTGATCTGGCCGAACACGTCGCCGGATTTCGCCGGGGACGCCGTTGCCCGCGCGCTCGGCCTGCGCTCGCAGATCGACGAACAGCGCGGTTGGCACGAATCGCTGATGAACGTGCCGATCGACGGCGTGACCAGCGTAACCCGCCCCGTTGCCTTCGATCTGCTCGATCCATCGACCGAGGCCGGGGTGCTCAACGCCGCCCCGATCACCACCATTATTCGCGACACCGGCTTCCGCTTCTGGGGCGCACGCACCACGGCGGGCGAAGATCAGGCGGAATTCGCCTTCGAAACGGCGGTGCGGACCAGCCACGCGCTGCAGGACATCATCGCCCAGACCTTCCGGCCCTTCATGGGTCGCCCGATGACCGTCGGGCGGATCAAGGATTTGCTGGAAACCGTCAACGCGGCCTTCCGCAATCTGGCGGTGCAGGGGCGGATCATGGGGGCCAAGGCGTTCTTCGACGCCGACACCAACACGCCCGAACAGCTGGCGGCGGGGATGCCCGATTTCCGCATCCAATACACCCCGGTCGCCCCGATGGAAAACCCGACGGTCCGGCTGATCATCACCGACTTCTACTATTCGGGCTTCGCCGATCAGATCGGCTGACGCTCGCCCCCGCGTCTGAAAGGAAAACGTCATGGGTTACCCCCGTAAGCTCAAGAACATGACCAGCCATGTCGATGGCGAAAACTATCTCGGCGTCATCGGCGAATTCGAAGAACCCAAGCTGGCGCTCGCCACCGACGACTGGCGCGGCGGCGGGATGCTCGGCCCGATCAAGATCGACAACGGCCTTGAAGGGATGCAGGCGACCCTCTCAATGGGCGGGCACGAAGTGACCCTGCTCCGCAAGTTCGGCACCACCTCGGCAGAGGGCGTCCGCGTTCGCCTGGTCGGGGCCTATCAGGCCGATGACGGATCGGCTGCGCAGGCGGTCGAATGCTACATCGGCGGTCGGTTCAGCGAAATCGACCTGGGCAAGAGCAAGCCCGGCGACAACACCGAACACAAATACACCGTGCCGCTGGTCTATTATCGGCGCGTGGTGGACGGGATCGAGGAAATCGAAATCGACCTGATCGCGGGCGTCTTCCGCGTCGATGGCATCGATCGCTACGCCGAAATCATGGACATCCTGACCAGCTGACCCGCTCCGCGCGGCGGTCCTTTCGCGGGGCGCCGTCGCGCGGGGACCGGGGGTGTCGCCGTCACCCGACACCCCCGGCTCTCCCCAGCCCCGCCCAGATCACAAGGTGCCCAGCAATGACCGACCAGCCCGAACCCGCCCCCGCCCCGGCCCCCGCGCTCGACCCGACGCGCTTCGCCAGCGTCACCCTGTCCAGCCCGATCGCGCGCGGAACGACGACGATCGACACCCTGACCATCCGCAAGCCGAAGGCGGGCGAGCTGCGCGGCCTGACGCTTCAGGATTTGGTCGGCACCGATGTCACTGCCCTGCTCAAGATCATCCCGCGCATTTCCTCGCCGGTGCTTACGCAAGAGGAAACCGACAATCTTGAGGCCGAAGACCTGACCGAAATCGGGGGCACTATCCGTGGTTTTTTTATGACCTCGGCGGAAAAGAAGCTGATCGAGGCGATGATCGCGGAGCATCAGCCGAAGACCTGATGGCCGATATCGCTGCCATCTTTCACTGGCCGCTGTCGGAACTGGTCAATCTGGACGCCGCTGACCTGATCGCCTGGCGCGACCGCGCCGTCGATCGCTGGAACCGGATGAACGGAGACAAGTCCGAATGAGCAACAAGCTGGCCCTGATGGTGAACTTCATCGGCATCGACAAGATGTCGGGGGCGCTCCGCAACATCGTCGGTCTGGGCCGGAACGGCTCGCAATCGCTGCGCGCCCTCAACGGGGAAGCGCGGCGATTGCAGCGCGAAATGCGCGATGCTGGCAAGGAGCTCAAGAACGCGACCGGCAATGTGACTGGCCTGATCGCCAAGGAACGCGAGCTCGCCCGCGCCCTTGCCGACGTGAACCGCCAGATCGACCGGCAAAAGCGGATGGACGAAATCAGTGCAAAAACGGCGCTGATTACGCGCCGCGGTGAAGAGCTTCAGACGCGCGGCCGGGATAACGTGGTTGGCGGCGCGATGATGGCAACGCCCTTCATCTTCGCGACGAAACAGGCGATGACCTTCGAATCGGCGATGGCCGATGTCCGCAAAGTCGTCGACTTCGAAACCCCGCGCCAGTTCGATCAGATGGGCCGGGACATCCTCACCCTCTCGACCAAAATCCCGATGGCGGCGGAGGGGATCGCTTCGATCGTCGCCGCAGCTGGCCGCGCCGGCATCGCTCGGAGCGAGCTGCTCGCATTCGCCCAGGACTCGGCCAAGCTCGGCATCGCCTTCGACATCAACGCGGACCAGGCCGGTGAAATGATGGCGAAGTGGCGCACCGCCTTCGGGTTGAGCCAAAAGGGCGTCGTCGCGCTCTCCGATCAGATCAACGCCCTCACCAACACCTCGGGCGGAAAAGCGGACGCGGTGGCGGGGATCGTCACCCGGATCGGCGCGCTTGGTAAAGTAGCGGGTGTGACCGCGCCGCAGCTTGCCGCAATGGGGCAGCTGCTCAACAAGGTCGGCGTGGAGGAGGAGGTCGCTGCCACCGGCATCAAGAACCTGATGCTCGGCATGACCAAGGGACAGGCCGCGACGAAGGGCCAGAAGGCGGCGCTCAAGAGCCTCGGCCTCGATGCCACCGATCTGGCGAAGCGTATGCAGACCGACGCCAGCGGGGCGATCACCGACCTGCTCTCCCGCCTCGGAAAACTGCCAAAGGCCGTGCAGGCCGGGACGCTGACCGAACTGTTCGGCTCCGAATCCATCGCCGCCATCGCGCCGCTGCTGACCAATCTCGATCAACTCCGGAAGAACCTCGCATTGGTCGGTGATAGCTCCAGCTACGCCGGATCCATGGAGGCGGAATATCAGGCCCGGATCGCGACGACGGAAGGCGCGACGGGCTTGGCGCTCAACGCCCTGAAGGCGCTGAATATCGAGATGGGGAAGAACCTTCTCCCGACCGTCACGGCAGCATCGAAATGGATCGTCGAGGTGACATCCGGGATGCGCGCCTGGGCGCAGGAAAACCCCGGCGTTGCCAGCACGATCAACATGATAGTCGTCGCGGGGGCGGGCCTATCTGTGCTCCGCATCGGCGTGGGCGCGCTTCAGTTTGCGTTTGGCGGTCTGCTCGGCCCGCTCGCCAGCGGCTTCCGCCTTTGGAAGCAATACAAGGAACTCGGGTCGGTGGCGGCGATGTTCCCGCGCGCGGCCCGAATGGTCAGCATCCTGCGCATCGCCTTCCTCGCGCTCGGGCGCGGCGTCATGCAAGCCGGGTTGATGATGATGGCCAACCCGATCGTTCTGGCGATCATGCTGATCGTCGCGGCGGTCGCCGGGGCTGGGTATCTGATCTATACCCATTGGGGCACGATCAAGAACGCCTTCGCCGCCGGCATCACGTGGGTCAGCAATAAGCTCACCGCGTTTGGCGATTGGATGAAAGGGGTTGGAAAAGCGATGATGGACGGGCTGCTGCTCGCCCTCAACCCTGTCCTGCTCGCCAACAAGCTGCTGTCGATCGCGAAGAGCGGAATGTCCGCGTTCATGAAGTTTTTCGACATTAACTCGCCGTCGGGCCTGTTCATGGAAATGGGCGGCTTCATGACCAAGGGCCTTGAGATGGGCATCGATGCCGGCGCACGCGGCCCGCAGCGATCGATGAACCGGATGATGACTGGCCTCGCAACCGACCCGCCAAAGCTCGCCGCCCCCGCCATCCGGTCCTTCCCCGGCGGTGGCGCGCGCGGTGGCGCTGGCTTCGCCGCTGTGGCGGCTCCGGCGGGCGACACCATCATCCACGTCTATGGGGCGAAGGGGCAGGATGTTGAGGAACTCGCCCGAATCGTGATGCGCAAGATTGAGGATGCCAATGGCACCAAATCGCGCCGAACCTATGAAGGCGACCGCTGATGGACATGTCCCCCGCCCACCTTCTGTCGCTCGGCATGTTCGTCTTCGGCATGGACACCCTCGCTTATGACGATCTTCAGCGCCGCGTGTCGTGGCGCCACCCGATCAGCGACCGGTTCGGCGCGCGCCCTGTCGCCCAATATGCTGGCCCCGGCGACGAAACCGTCACCATCAGCGGGCTTCTGGTCCCCGAAATCGCGGGCAGCTTCAGCACGATGGACACCCTTGAGGATATGGGCAACGCCGGCGGCGACTATCCCCTGCTCGACGGACAGGGGCGCGTGCTCGGCTACTACCGGCTTGTCCGCTTTGAGGAGACGCACCGCAACATCATGGCGGGCGGCGTTCCTCGCCAAAAGGCAATCTCGATCGAGCTTGAGCGGGTGGACTGATGGTCGCGACGATCGCCGGAATCCGCCTGACCCTTGAGGATGGGACCGACCTCACCGACCGGTTCTCGCCCCGCTTGCTTGAGCTGTCGCTGACCGAAAAGCGCGGCGAGGAAGCCGATGAACTGTCGGTCACCCTTCACAATCACGACGGCCTGCTGATCGCCCCGGACAAGGGCACAGTGCTGGCGCTGGCCCTTGGCTGGGTCTCCGGTGTCGATGTCCCCTTGGGCCTGGTCAGCAAGGGCCGGTTCCGCGTCGATGAGGTCCGCGAAGGCGGGCCTCCCGACAAGGTGACGATCCGCGCCCGCTCTGCCGATTTCACCGGCGACTATCGCCGCCGCCGCACGCAAAGCTGGCGTGACACCACCGTCGGCGAAATCCTCACCACCATCGCGACCCGCAACGGCCTGTCTGCCCAGGTGCATCCCGATCTGGCGGGCAAGCCGGTCAGCGTGATCGAGCAGTACAACAAATCCGACATGGCCTTCGTCAAGGATTTGGGCAGCCGCTACGACGCGCTCTCAACGTGGAAGGATCGCCGCCTGATCTTCATGCCCGTGGGCAGCACCACCACCGCCAGCGGGGCGACGATCGCCTCCACCACGATCCGCAAGGTCGATGGCTGGACATGGGAATCGGCCTTTGCCGAGCGCGAGGAACAGGACGGGGCCGAGGCGCAATATCACGATGCCGCCACCGGCCGGCGCCGCACCGTCAAGCGCGGGGGCGACAAGCGCCGCCGCCTCAAGCGCGTCTATGCCAGTGAGGCGGAAGCGACGCAGGCGGCGGATGCCGCGGTGTCAAAGGGGAAGCGCGGCGCACGCACCTTCACCTATGAACTGGCGCGCGCGCTGCCCGATCTTCAGCCGAACGGGCGCGTCGCGCTGCTCGGGTGGAACAGCCGCATCGATTCCCTCAAATGGGTGGTGGAGAGCGTTGAAACCAGCTTCGACGGCGACGGCCTGAAACAGCGGATCGCGCTCGAAAGCGTCTAACCCTCGGGATGTTCGAAAGGTGTTGCCCTAAGGGCAATGCCTCGAAGGTGTTACGCTTAGCGTAATACCTCTGCGCTCCCCGTCCAAAGCCATCATCAAAATGATGACGGCTTGGCTCAATTCGCTCGATCAGGTTCGAAAGCCGTTACCCTAAGGGTAATACCTCGCCCTTGCGCCGTCTGAAGCCGTGGTGATTTTCACCACGGCTTAGTGAAAAGCCGCGCCATGATGGTGCTCCGGGCAACGCAAAAGGGGTGGTGCTAAGCACCACCCCTTTTGCGTTGCCCCAAAGGTATTCGTGTAACACGTATACCTTTGGGGCGACCTTCACCCTCAGGGTGTAAGTGTTACACTTATACCTTTGGTCCGGCCCCTACGGCCATCGGATCGCGAACCCGCCGCGCAGCTGCGCTTTGCCCAGATCGCGCCCACCCGCCTCGCATTCCGCGACGGGACGGCCATAGCGATCCCGCGCCTGATACCCCCGCCGCATCGGATTGGCATCGACCTCCCGACACCGCACGGTCTTCCCCGCGATCAGCTGGGTCAGATTGTCGTGCGCCGCGCGCGGGTCACCCGGCGCACAGCGCCGGCGTGGGGGACAGCGGTGCAGCTCGGGAGAATCGATCCGCGCAATGCGGACCCGCCCGATGCCCTGACACCGCAGCGTGTCGCCATCGACCGCGACAGCGGCGAGGCACAGGAAGGTCAGCGACATTGAAGGTCAGGCGCTTTCGGCGTCGGCGCTGATACCTTTATCGACAAGGCGGCGGATCGCCTCTGCGCGTGTCGGAAGGTCGGGTTGCTTGCGGCGCCATTCATCAATCATGGCGAGCCATGACGTGTGGACCCGCATCTGAAATGTGTGGTTTGATTTCTCGGCCATGAAAAATCTGTAGCTACACTCTTGACAGTTCGTCAATAGCTACCGTAGCTACAGCAGCGACCCGGCGCGAGGGGGCAACCTCACGCCGGGCCTAACCGTAACCGTCCCAAGGAGACGATCATGGCTGCATACTTCCTACTGCCCACGCCTGCGCCCATGCAAGAAGGGCTGCGGCCCTACATCATCTATCGTCAGCTTCCCGATGGGTGCCTGCCCTTCGAACTGTCCGACGATTCCTGCGAACCGTTGATGCACCGGGGCGAATGTCTGGTCATCGACGTGCGCGACCGCGAACCGGCTGAAGGTGAATTGTTTCTGATCCAATGGTTCGGCGGTCGTCAGGAAGTGATCGAACCGGTGCTTCGCGAGAACCGGGGCCGGTCGAACTGGTATGTGTGGAGCCACAACCGCCCGCGCAGCGCCGATGAAACCTGCGCGTGGTTGGAACAGGGCCGGGCTCACGCGCTGCCCGATGGCCCCTACGCCGCCGACGCCCCGCCCGAATCGCATCTGCGGCAAAAGATCATCGGCAAGGTGATCGGCATCCTCGAAATGGACTTCCGCCCGATGCTACGCATCGGGCAGCCCGAATCGGAGCTTCGCCCATGACGAAGATGTTTCAGATCGTCCCTTTCCACCAATATCAGATTCTCACCGCGCATCAGGGGGACGAGGTAGAAGTGCCCCTCAAAGCTCTGGTCGATCAGCTGGGGCTTGCGTGGCACCCACAACTGGAGCGGATTAAGCGGCACCCGGTGCTGTCCAAAGGTATACGTGTAACACGTATACCTTCACAGGGTGGCATGCAGGAAACGGTCGCTTTGAGCCTCGAAATGCTTCCGGGGTTCCTCACGACGATACAATCTGAACGCATCAAGGACCCCATCGTCCGCGAACGGGTGACGCTCTTTCAGGAAGAGGCCTTCCATGCGCTCTTCGTGCATTTCTTTGGCGGGCGGCGGGGCACACCGGCTGCGCTTGCGTCCGGCGCGACAACCGAACTGCTCAAACTGACCGACCGGCTAAAGCACGAATGGCATCCCGAAATTAAGGCGATGCTCCACACACTGCTCGGCCAGATGTGCGATCGGATGAACCTGCCCCTCCCCCGGATCGAGGCTTTCGGCCAGCCCGCGCCCGACGATCTGGAAATCGCCGACGGGTTCTTTGCCGGGCTGATCGACCTGAAACGAAGCGGGGTTGAGTTTGACTACCACCGCCGCACCGATTTGCTGGCGATATCGCTCCCCCAGATCGAGAGGCTCTTCGCGGCGGCGGCGATCGACGCACCACGCGGCACACCGCTACGCCGCGCGCTGCGCCAGCACCCCGCATTTGTTGAGGCTGCGGCGGTCAATGGCCGCGACACCCGGATTCGGCGTTGTTGGATTTTCGACCGGTCGAAGTTGCCCGAACTGGAAAGCGCCTAGCGCGCCGCCGAGCGGCCAACGCTAGGCGCCATGATACCGGTCTTACTTTGCCGCAACGACGGAGCAGCCACCGACCATGGGGCCGCCCATGATCTCGCTCACTTCGGTGCACAGAACGGTCAGCTCCTGCCCCTTGTCGATCTCCGCAGCGGTCGCCTTTGGCAGCCCGTTCACACTGACATCTGTGATCTTGCCGTCTTGGCTGATGCCCATGCCGCCGACATCGCCGCCGCCGGCGAGCTTGATGACCGGCTGATCGAGCATGTCCAGATCCACGTCCTTGACGCGACCGCTCACCTGCACGCGCTTGCCTTCATAGGTTAGCTGGGCCTTCGCCTCATTCTTCTGGAAAGCGGACGAAAGCTCCAGAGCAGTGACCTCCACGATAGGTGCCTCGCTTTTCGCCGCGTCTGCGCCGCCGCCGCTTCCATCGGGCGCGCCGCACCCGCCCAACATGGTCAGCCCTGCCGCCGCGATCATCGTTCCGAACTTCCGCATCGAACTCCCCCTCACATCTTCCTTAGGTTGCCACACACCCGCCCGAACAGGCGGATTTCGTCCATGTCGAACACTTCGTCGCTGACCGACGCATTGTCCGACATCACCTTGATCGTGCCCCTGCCGACCGACCGCAGCCGCTTGAGCCCGCCCAGATCGCCATAGCCGACCGCCCAGATTTCATCCTGTCGGGTCAGCCGCGTTTCGCCCATGTCGATCAGCACCAGGTCGCCGTCGAGGATCGTCGGATACATCGAATCGCCGCGCCCGCGCGCAAAGCGGAGCAGCGAGGGGTGCGATTTGGTGAAATGTGCGATCCAGTCGGCGGGCACATAGCGGCGCACGACCTCGTGATCGTCATCCATCAGCGTTGCGCCCATGCCGAACTCAAGGCTGATTTCGTCGATCGGCACCAGGTCGAGCTGCGCGGCCGCGTCTTCCGGGGCCGCAAAGGCCGGGGCCGCGAGGTCTGGCGATTCGACTTCCCCGATCAGATACTCGGGCGTCGTCTTGAGGAACCGCGCAAGCTCGATGATCTTCCCGGTTTCGCGGGTTTCGCCGCTGATCAGGCGCCCGATCGTCGGCTGCGAAACGCCGATCGCGCGGGCGACCTCTGACTGTGAGGTTCCCCGCGCGGCGATGAGCCGATCCAACCGTGCCCCGTCAATCTCGGCCATAGCGTTAGCCCTATACGAAACTGAATAGGGCCGCACTCAACAAATCTGTTGACCGGCCTATTCATATCTGTATAGCCACTCTTCATGGATGAAGAGATGACCCGTTACGAAGCCCTCCTCGCCTGCCGTGACAAAGCAGGCAGCGACAGCCAGCTCGCGCGCGATCTGAAAACGTCGCAGCCGAAGGTGTGGCGCTGGATCAACCAGTCCAAGCAGATGGCGGGTGAATTCGTTCTCGAAGCCGAGCGGCTCTACGGCATCCCATGCTATTTCCTTCGCCCCGACCTTTATCCTCGCGCGCGCTTCGACACGCGCTTCCTCGGGGTAGATGGGGCGAGCGCGCGCTTCTACGGCAATATCCATCCGAATTTGGACGGCCCGGTCACCCTCGCCCGCGCGGTGCGCGCATGACCAAGCTACGCCGCCCCATGACGCCCTATCGCGCCCTCTCGCGGATTGCCGACGTGCTCGGTTGGGATGGTTGCGCCGATGTGGTCGAAAAATCCGAATGGACCGTGCGTAAGCTTAGCGACCCGGACACCGGTCGCGACATCAGCTTGCAGGACGCCATTCGGCTCGATCGCGCCTACCGCCGCGCCGGGGGCGTGGGTGCGCCGCTATTCGAAGCCTATGCCGCTGCCCTGGAACTTGGCGGCGCAGGCGCAGATCAGCGCCGCGCCGAACTGGTCGCCGCTTCGAGCGTCGCAGTCAAAGAGACGGGCGAAGCCATCGCGGCCGCGCTCGCAGCGGCCACAGAGGCGCAAGACCCAGCGACACGCCTCCGCGCAATTAATGAAGTGGAGGAAGGGATGCAGGCCTTCCAAGCTTTGCTGATCAGCCTGCGCGGCGGAGAAGGGCAGGGAGGAACCGACGGATGAGCGCCCAGGGGGGGAAACCGCAGGGTCAGCCGCTTATTCAGGCGCCGCTGGAATTCCGCGTCCGTTCGGGCGGTGCGCCCGCGCGCGATTCCGCGCTGATCACCTGCCCGAAATGTGAGGCACCGTGCTTCATTCGGCGGTCGGAACGGATCACCGAAAAGGTGAAGCACCTCCACGCCCACTGCACCAACACCGGTTGCGGCCATACCTTCATGGCCGAAATCAGCTTCGTGCACAGCTTCAACCCGGGGCTGGTGGAGCGGCCCGACCTCGATCTGCCGGTCTGCCCGCGCGACAAGGTGCCGCATGTCCTGCCGCCCCGCACGGGTGACGGCGACAGCGACCAGATCAGCATGTTCACCGGCTGACGCCGGCGCGCTTCAACCGACCGATCCATCCTCGACCGACCAGCAACCCGGCGCACCGCGCGCCGGGAAGGGCCTCGCTTTGCCCGGAGACTTTGCCGCGTGAGTTTCGCCGACGACATCCTGAAAGGGCTCAAAGCCCAGTTCCGGTTTAAGAAGGACCGGGGCAGCTGGTTGCAGGAAGGGCAATGCCCCGCGTGCGGCAAGTGGGAGGCGTTTTGCGCCGCCGAAGACCCCAAGATCGTGCGGTGCAGCCGACAGGAAAACTGCGGCTGGGAAGACAGCGTCCGCAACATCCTCCCCGATCTGTTCGAAGACTGGTCGAAGCGGTTCAAGGTCAGCGAGGAACGGCCCAACGCCACCGCCGACGCCTATCTCGAATTCGAACGCGGCCTCGATCTGAAGCTGCTCGCGGGCACCTACACTCAGGAGCTGTTCCGCTGCCAAAAGACCGGCGCGACCAGCGCCACGGTGCGCTTCCGCGTCGGCGACACCTGGTGGGAACGCCTGATCGATCGCGTCGGACGCTTTGAGAAAAAGGCGCATTTCGCGTGGGGCGGAAGCTGGAAGGGCCATGTGTGGATGCCGCCCAGCACCACGCTGGAAATGCTCGCCCAGGCCGACGATATCCTGATCGCAGAGGGCATCTTCGACGCCACGGCCCTGACCATGGCGGGCAAGCTCGCCGTGTCGGCAATGTCGGTCAACGTCTGGCCCGAACACTTCCTCTCCGCGCTCCGCGCCGAGCTCGAGCGGATCAAGAAAGTCACCCGCCCCCGCCTCGTCTTCGCCTTCGACGTGGGCCGCGCCGGCACCGAATGGACCCGTAAGTTCGTCGACAAGGCGATCGAGCAGGGGTGGGAAGCGACCGCGATGCAGGTCCGCCCCGATGGCGAGGGCGACAAGCTCGACTGGAACGACCTCTGGCTGCGGCACAAGGCGTGGAAGGGCGACCCGGCCAAGGCCCCGCTCTCCGACGAAAGCTTCGAACAATATCTGTGGAACGGCGCGGTCACGATCGCGAAGACGCCGCGCGAAAAGGCGAAGCTGATCGCCGATCGCCTGCCCATCTCATCCTTCGACTTCCGCCACGGCAACCGCCTGTGGTGGGCGCGGATCAAATATGATGAGGACAAGAACCGCACGATCGAAGTCGATGAGATCGCCAATTGCGCCTTCCGCTTGCTCTACCGCGAGCGCGACGAAATCTCCGACGAAACCAATTACTTCCTTCAGATCGATTTCCCGTTCGGCCAGCCGACGGTCAAGGCGCGCTTTTCGGCGGCTGCCTGCGCGAACAGCGGGGAGTTCAAGAAGCGGCTGATGGCGTTCGCGGGCATGTGGGCCGGGACGGGCGAACAGCTCGACCGCCTGATGCGCAACCAGACGCGCCAGCTCAAGGTGGTCGAACCCATCTACTTCACCGGCTATTCGCACCCGCACCGGGCATGGATGCTCGGCGATATCGCGGTGCGCGAAGGCCGCGTGATCGGAATCAACCGCGAAAGCTATTTCGATTTCGGCAAGGCGGCGGTGAAGCCCCGCTCGACCGAACGGATGCTCGACATCAGCTACGATCCCGATCGGGTCGATTTCAGCTGGTTGCCCGATGTGTGGACGGCATGGGGGCCGCGCGGCCTGGTCGCGCTCGGCTTCTTCATCATGTCGCTGTTCGCGGTGCAAATCCGCCTGCGCGAAAAGTCGCTCGGCTTCCTTCAGGTCATCGGCGAACCGGGATCCGGCAAATCGACGATCATCGAGTTTCTTTGGAAGCTGCTCGGTCGCTACGGCTATGAAGGGTTCGACCCGAACAAGGCCACCCCGGCCTTCATCGCCCGCAGCCTGATCAAGGTGTCGAACCTGCCCGTCGGCCTGGTCGAGGGCAAGCGCGACGACGACAAGCGCGGCGGCTACCGCCAGTATGATTACAACGACCTGCTCGTGCTGTTCAACGGGCGCTCGCCGCGCGGCACCGGCCAGAAATCGAACGGCTACGAGACCAGCGAGCCGCCCTTTCTCGGCACTATCTACCTCGTCCAGAACGACCCGATCGACGCGATCCCGGCGGTGCTTGAACGCCTGATCACGCTGCGCATCGACAAGGATGGCCGCACCCCGGCGACCAAGGAAGCGGCCCGGCGGCTTGAGCAATGGCCCGCCGACACGGCGTCCGCGACCATCGTGCATGTCGTGCGCAGCGAAGCGAAATGGCTCGAGCTCTATTTCGACCGCTCGGCCCATCACGACCGCGATCTGCCCCGCCGCGCCGTCGGTCTGCACAACGACCGCATCATCAAGAACCATGCCCAGCTGGCGGCGGCGATCGAAACCCTGCCCCGCCTGTTCCCGAACTGTCGCCGCGAATGGATCGATGACACCCTGACCTTCATCGATGCGATGGCGCTGGCCGCGCAGGAAGCGACCGGCGGCGATCACGAAAAGGTCGCCGAATTCTGGGAACGCTACACATGGCTCCTCGATCGCGAGACGCGCGACGCCGCCTATGAGGGCAAGTCCCTCAACCACTCGCGCGACGCCGAAAACATCATCGCGGTCAACCTGGTCGAGTTTGAATCGCGCTGCCGCAGCTTCGGCCTGTCGGTGCCCGACATGGGGCTCCTCAAAAAGCTGCTCCGCAACAGCAAGAGCCGCAAGTTCATCGCCGCCAGCAAGGCGGTGAACAACCCAGCCGGACAGTCGGTGCGGTGCTGGGTCTTCCATCAGCTCGGCAAGGGCGGCGGCGCAAAGGACGCCGACCGATGACCCCGCGCGCGACCCGCCAGCGCGCCCCGCCCCGCGCCCCAGCCCCTCCCCTCAATCGAACCGGAGACAATCCATGAACGCGAAACTTGCCGATCCCGTCACCTTCGAATGCAGCTGCGGCACCAAGAGCAACAGCGTGGGCCAGACCCTCCCCGATGGCTGGGCCATCCGTCGCGGCACCCCCGTCTGCGGCGACTGCGCCATCGCCCCGGCGCACGGCGTCCGCCCCCGCAAATGCGCGGTGGCCTGACATGGCCCCCGCCCGCATCCACCGTCAGGGCTGCACCTGCAGTCGCTGCACCACCGGCTCGGCGATCCGCCTCGGCCTCGCCCCCCGCCGCTCGACCTGGGCAACGGCTTGGCTGCTCGGCTGCACCACCGGCGTCCTGATCGTCCTCGCCATCGCCGCCGCCGGCGGACCGTCGCTGTGCGTCCTGATCGGGGGTGCGCCATGACCACTGACACCATCCACTCCCACTTCTGGCGGCGGTCGGAAGAAGAAACGCTGCGCCGCGAATACCCGAAGGGCGGGGCAAGCCGGGTGGCGCGACTGCTCACCAACCGGACCCTGAACGCGATCTACGATCGTGCGGCACAGCTCGGGCTTCGGCGCGAAGCCCGCTGGACGCGGGACGAACTGGCGGTGCTGTGCCGCGCCTATCCCAAGCTGGGCGGGTGCGGCACCGCCAGACTCTTGCCCGGCCGCACGACAAAGGCGGTGCATAGCAAGGCTCAGCGCATGGGCCTGCCCTGCCCGGGTAGCCTGACCGGGGCGGGATGATGGCCCGGCGGCGCGGCACGGGGAAGGGCGACAACAGCCCCGAACGGCTCGCGGCGGCAAAAGCCTTTCACGCCGCCGCCATCGCACGCCTCGCCGCCCGCCGCGCCGGTCGCGCCCTTCCCCCGCTCCCCATCGCCCCGGCCCCCGAGCCGCATCGAAAGACCACTCCCCAACAGGCCTACCGCAACGCGGCGCGCCTCACCGGAGAAGGAGACGAAGCATGAAGATCAAGCCCGAAGACTATGAGCACATCGGCGACCAGTTCACGCGCGGCCTCGGCATCGGCTGCGGTGCCGCGATTGTCTTCGTCATCGCGATCGGCGCGCTGATCGCGTTTGCACGGTGGCTGCAATGAGCCGCCCCACCGCAGCTATCGGTAGCTTCCCCTACCGCAAACATCGGACCGTCGCGCAATGGCGCGATAGCCGCACCTTCTTGTGGTGCGAGCAATGCGACGCGCGGGTCGAGGACAGCGCGGCACGCCAATGCCGCTCGCCCTTCTGCAAGATCAAAGGAGCCGCATGATGCGCCCACACCCCCTGTTCATCGACGGGTTCGCCGGCGGCGGCGGTGCCAGCACCGGCATCGCCCAGGCCATCGGTCGCGACGTTGACATCGCGATCAACCACAGCCCGACCGCCATCGCGATTCACAAGGCGAACCACCCGACCGCCGATCATCACTGCACCGATATTCGGATGCCCTTCCTTCCGCGCCAGGCAACGCGCGGTCGCCCCGTCGCGGGGGCGTGGTTCAGCCCGGATTGCAAGGAATTCAGCAAGGCGAAGGGCGGACCGGTCAAGGATCGCTCGATCCGCGCGCTGTGCTGGGAAGTGATCCACTGGCTCGAACAGACGCGGCCCGTCGTCGGCTTCCTCGAAAACGTCGAGGAATTCGAATACGCCGCCCCGCTCGACGCCGACGGCGTGCCGATCCCCGGCCAGAAGGGGCGCGAGTTCAAGCGGTTCGTCACCGCGATCCGCCGCCTCGGCTATCGCGTCGAATGGCGGGTGCTGATCGCCAGCCACTATGGCGCACCGACCAGCCGCAAACGCCTCTACATGATCATGCGCCGCGACGGCCTGCCGATCGTTTGGCCGAAACCGACCCATGGCGCACTCGACAGCCCGGCGGTCAAGGCGGGTAAGCTCCTGCCCTACCGCACCGCCGCCGAGTGCATCGACTGGTCGATCCCCTGCCCCTCGATCTTCGACCGCCCGCGCGAGCTGGCCGAAGCGACCAAGCGCCGCATCGCCCACGGCGTCATGCGCTACGTCGTCAACGCCGCCCGCCCCTTCATCGTCCCGCTGACCCATCAGGGCAGCGTCCGCGTCCACGATATCGCCGAGCCGTTCCGCACCATCACAGGCGCGCATCGCGGCGAGCTGGCTGCGGCGGATATCGCCCTGGCCCCGCACGTCACCAAATATCACGGCACCGGCTGCGGCTCCGACATGGCCGATCCCATGCCTACGGTCACCGCTAACGGCCAGCCCGCGCGCCCCGCCGGAGCAACCCCGCTCGGCATGGTCGGCGCGACACTGGTCCGCACCGGGCACGGCGAGCAGGACAAAAGCGGCAAGCGCCGGGGCAAGGGCCATCACGATCTGCGCGACCCCGCGCCGACCGTCACATCATCGCGAGACGAGGCCTTGGGCACAGCAAGTCTCGCTCCGATTATCACCTATGGCCAACACGGCGGGGCAAGCCGCGCGGTCGATGAACCGCACCACACCGTTGCCGCGTCGAAGAAAGACACCAACGGCCTCGCCGCCGCGACCCTGATCAAGATGGGCAATGGCGAGCGCGACGGCCAGGCACCCCGCGCCCTCGATCCCGCCAAGCCCCTCGGCACCGTCACGGCCAAGGGATCGCAGGCGGCGGCGGTCACCGCCTTCCTGTCCAGCTTCTATTCGGGGGAACGCGCTCGCGATCTTGGGCATCCCATGCCTACCGCTATGGCGGATGGCGCGAAGCACGCGATCGTCGCCGCCCATATCGAACAGGCGAACGGCGGGCCGCGCAACACCAACAGCGCCGGCCGCGCCGCCGATCGCCCGCTCTCGACCGCGACCACCAGCGGCTCGCAACAACGCATCGTCGAAACGACGCTGATCGAGGAAGGTGCACTCCCGCCCGAACTGATGGACCGCGCCGTCCGCACCGCCGCCTTCCTGGTCAAATATTACGGCACCGACGGCGATGGTGAGGCCGCGCAAATTCAGCCGGTCGATCGCCCGCTCGACACGATCACCACCCGCGCGCGCTTCGCCGTCGTGACGGTGAGGATCGACGCGGTGACCTATGTCATCGTCGATATCGGCCTGCGGATGCTCAAGCCCCGCGAGCTGGCAAACGCCCAGGGCTTCCCGCCCGATTACAAGCTCGACCCCATCGTGCCGGTGCAGCTGCGCGGCAAATGGACCGAACGCCCCCTCACCATCGCCGAACAGATCAGCGCGATCGGCAACAGCGTCTGCCCGCCCGTCGCCCGCGCGCTGGTCGCGGCGAACTGGTCAGGCGAAGTCGCGGAAAGGATGGCAGCATGACCGACCGCCCCATCATGTTCTCCGCGCCGATGGTCCGCGCCCTGATCGCAGGCACTAAGTCCCAGACCCGCCGCCTCGCAACATCGCCGCTGGCGCGAGCCGAAGTCGGCGACCGCCTCTGGGTGCGCGAAGCCTGGTCGATCCCCGCGATCTTCACCGATGTCGCGGAAGTCCGCTACCGTGCGAGCGAGCGCGCCAGCTATACCGAGTTCGTCGAACAGGTGCCGGTCGATCTGATCGGCGCGGCAAAGGTGACGTGGCCGGCCTACCGCCCCGCGATCCACATGCCGCGCTGGGCCTCCCGTCTCACCCTGATCGTCGAAGGCGTCCGCACCGAACCGCTGCAGTTGATCAGCGAGGCCGATGCTTTGGCCGAAGGGATCGACCGCCTGCAGTTCCCCGATCGCGGCGATTGGGGCTGGCCACAGCGCCACTACCGCGACCTCTGGCAATCGCTCCACGACAAGGACGGCCAGCGCTGGGAAGACAATCCCGAAGTGCTGGTCCTCACCTTCCGCGTCCAGCGCGGCAACATCGACCGGGGGGCCGCATGACCGACACCCTCGCCCTCGAAATCCCGCCGCAAACCCTGCGCTCGCATCAGGTCGCAACCCTCCCCTCGCTGCAAATGGCGATCGAGGATTTGCTGCGCGCCGCCCGCGACGCCGGAAACACCGGCCCCATCAACCTCGCCGACTTCGACCCGAAGCACGGGGTGACGGTCGCCCTCACCCGCGACGATCGCGGCGCAATGGCGATCACCTTCCGCCGGGGGAAGCGATGACGACGAACCCCTACCGCATCGACGGCCCCGCTCTGATTTCGTTTAGTGGCGGGCGCACCAGCGGCTACATGCTCTGGCACATTCTCGACGCGCATGACGGGAAGCTCCCCGACGACGTGCATGTCTGTTTCGCCAACACCGGCAAGGAACGCGAAGAGACGCTGCGCTTCGTCCATGAGTGCGCGACCAAATGGGGCGTCCCGATCCGCTGGCTTGAGGGGCGCTGGCCGGGCGGCAAAGTCACCTTTGAGGAGGTCGGCTACAATTCAGCTTCCCGGAACGGTGAGCCGTTTGCAGCCCTGATCCGCCGGAAACAATATCTGCCGAATCCAACGATGCGCTACTGCACCGCCGAGTTGAAGGTGCGGGTCATGAAGCTTTTCATGATCGCTCAGGGATATCAGCGTTGGGTCAATGCGATCGGCCTGCGCGGCGACGAAATGGGCCGGGTCTTTCGCCAGATCGCGCTCAACGAAAAGAAGAAAGAGCGCTGGACGGTTGTCATGCCAATGGCGACCCAGGCGGGGGGCATGGTCCGACAAGCTGACGTGCAAGCGTTCTGGCGCGAGCAGCCCTTCGACCTAGGCATCCATAGCGCCGACGGTAACTGCGACCTGTGCTTCCTTAAGCAGAGGCAATCGCGGATGCGCGAAATCCGTCGCGACCCGGCATCGGCTGATTGGTGGATCGAACAGGAGCGGCTCGCCAAATGCTCGGTTAAGATCAAGGGCGAGGCGAACGCACGCTTCGACGCCGATGAGAGCGTCGAGATGCTGCGTAATGCCGTCCTGGCGTCTCCGCTGTTAGACTTTGAACCTCCAAGCGATGAAGATCACGATGCAGAATGCGGCCTCTGGTGCGCCGGAGAGGCCGCATGACCCCCGTCATCATCGGCCCCGCGACCCTCCACCTGGGCGACGCCTACACCCTGCGCCCCACGCTCGGCTTCCACGACGCCGACGTGACCGACCCGCCCTACGCCTTCCGCGCCAGCGGCGGCGGGCGCTATCGCAAGGCCCGGCGCAAGCTGATGGATCAGATCGTCGCGGAACAGCTCGACAAGGGCTTCGACATGGCCGTCATCGATCCGATGCTGTGCGGCGCCGCGATCGTCTTCGCCCATAATGAACAGCTTCCCGCGCTGCTCTCCCGCCTCAACGGCCACTTCCACCGCCACGCCCTGTGCATCTGGCAAAAGACCAACCCGCAGCCCGTCGCGAACAAGCACTACCGCCCCGACGTGGAATTCTACGTCCATGCGTGGAACCGCGGTTATCACCCGGCGGGCAATCTGGCCGAGCTGCTCCGGGTCAGCCGCATCGGCGCGCCGCGCGGCCCCGCCCGCTTCGGCCACGCCACCACCAAGCCCGACGCCCTGATGTCGAAGATCCTCGCCAACGTGCGCGGCGAAACCGTCTGCGACCCCTTCATGGGCACGGGCAGCACCGGCGTCGCCACGATCCGCGCGGGCAAGCGGTTCACCGGGATCGAGCACAACCCCGCCCATTTCGAAACCGCCGTCGCCCGTATCACCGCTGCAGTCGCCGAGCTGGGGCGCGCCGCCGCCGCATGACCCCCGCCGCGCGCCCTGACCTGGTGGCTTTTGTCGAGGCCCTTGCGCGCGCCGCCGCGAATCGTGACTATGACGAACAGATGAGTCGCGCCCGCGCGGCTGAGGCCAAATCCCATGAAGACGGTAATCTACGCCCGCTACAGCTCGGACCGACAGAATGCGCGATCCATCGACGCGCAGATCGCCGATTGTCGCGCGCGGGCCGAGCGTGAAGGCTGGCCGGTCGAGGCCGTCTTCACCGACTACGAAACCAGCGGCGGCGCTGGCATCAGCGAGGAACAGCGCCCCGGCATCGCCGCCATGCTCACCCGCGTCGAAGCCGGCGGGATCGACCAGGTGCTCGCCGATTCCACAAGCCGCATCGCCCGCGATGAAGTCGATGCGATCAACATTCGCCGCCGCATCCAGTTCGCCGGAGCGCGCCTGTTCACCCTGTCGGTCGGCGAAATCGACGACATTCGCGGCCTGATCACCGGCTTTGTCGATCAGCAACAGCGCAAGGATTTGGCCCACAACATCCGCCGGGGTCAGCGCGAAGTGGTGCGCGAAGGGCGCGCGCCCGCCGGCATCGCCTATGGCTATCGACAGGACAACCGGCTCGATGATCGCGGCAACGTGATCCGGGGCTTGCGCCGCATCGATGACCGTGAGGCCGCGATCGTGCGCCGCATCTTCGAAGAGATTGCAGCGGGCAAGAGCGCCCGCGCCGTCGCGATCGGCCTCAACGCCGACGGCATCCCCGGCCCGCGCGGCAAATGGCGCGGCAACAGCATCTGGGGCGATCCGACCCGCGCCAACGGGATCCTGCGCAACCGCCTTTACAATGGCGAGCTGGTGGTGGGGCGAACCAGCAAGGTTCAAAACCCGGCATCGCGCCGCTATGTCATCCGCGCTCACGCCACCGACAGCTGGACGGTCGAGCCCGCCGAGCATCTGCGCATCGTCGATGCCGACCTGTTCGCCCGCGTGCAACAACTGCTCGCCGAGGCGACGCACGCCCTCCCTGAAACCCAGCGCCGCGCCAAATATCTGCTGTCCGATCTGGGCGTGTGCGGCGTCTGCGGCGGCGGGTGGATCAAGTCGCGACCGACATCGTGGGGCTGCGGCCGCCACCGCGCCGGGGCCTGCACCAATGGCGCGACCATCTCGCACCGCAAATATGAACGCCGCGTGCTGGCCGAGCTCAAGGCCCAGCTGATCGACCCCGAACTGCTCGTCGCCTATCTCCGCGCCTATCGCGAACAACACGCCCGCCGCGTGGCCGAGGCATCGCGCGACCGCGACGATCTTGAAGGCAAGCTCGCCCGCCTCAACCGCAAGATCGATCGGCTCGTGACCGCGATTGCAGAGGACGGCGCGTTCGCCGAAATCCGCACCGCCCTGGGCGATGCACGCCGCGACCGCGATGACATCGAACAGCGTCTGTCGGTGCTGGCAAAGCCCAACGTCATCGGCCTGCTCCCGAACCTCGCCGACCAGTATCGCCGCGAAATCGAAGACCTTGAACGCCTGCTCGCGACCCCCGAGGCACAGCCCGAAGCCGTCCCCGGTTTCCGCCGCCTGATCGCCCGCATCGTCATTACGCCAGCGGAGCGCGGCGTCGATCTGCGCGTCGAAACCCGCATGGACCAGCTGCTCGACCTCGCTGGCGCCGACGCCCAGCTGCGCCGCCACGCCGGTTGACCAGCGCCCGCCGGCGCACGATCTTGACCGGATGCCGCGCCAGCGCCTCTACTTCCTGACCGAATACGCCGATCGCGTCGAAGCGCATGTGATCGACGCTGGCGACGGTCTCGCGATCGAGCTGCTTTACCATCCCCCGCGCGAACCAGACGCGCTGCCCTGCGACGACATCGATGCGGCAACCGACGCGCTTGAACAGCGGGTGCTCGGCCACTTCGCCGAACACCGCACCCGCCTTTCGCGCATCCTGATCGACGGCGATCAGACCCCGTTCGGCATCTCGAACTTGGGCCGTTTCGGCGTCCCTCTCCTCCCCGTAAACCGCTCCCGCCCCTAGCTTTTCCCGGCGTCGAACGCGCGCAATTCGATTCCCAAATCACACATGTGTTAGCGCCTGACCGGCTCTACCCGCTCCAGCCGCCCAACCGATTCAGTAGTTCTGCCGATTTACCACTTTGCTGCGGTGCGATAGCTAGCGCCTCGGATTCGGGGGAATCGTACACATGACTAATTCCGGGGACTTCTGGCCGTCCTACGGCTGGACGCTTGCAGTGATCGCGGCGATTCTCGTGCTGGGGCTGCTTGTCTGGCGCAATCGTTCGCGCCAGCAGCGGCGCGACCGGCAGCGCGTGCGCAGGCTGGCGCGACAGCGTGCGTGGGACTGGCTGATGATGCGTCAGAATGTGCGCCGACTGACCTATCGGCCCGACGAGGACCGGGCCTGACGCGATTCCGATTGCGTTGAAGCCGCGCCGTCACGGCTAGCCCCGCCTTGCGGGGGAGGTGGTGGAAGGGACTGGATTCGAACCAGTGTACGGGAAACCCGGGCAGATTTACAGTCTGCTGCCTTTAACCACTCGGCCACCCTTCCATGCGGCACGCCGAAGCGAGTGCGCGCCAATGCCGAAGCGACGCGGCGCTGTCAACGCCTTGCGCGCGGGGGTTGTGGAGCCTAGCGTAATTTCGTGAGCCAGAGGCCAAGACGCGGGCACCGCCCCCAATCCGGATCGAACAGCAACCGCCCCCGTTTCTGGGGCCGCCACGCCGTGACTGCGGCGCTGGCCAATCCCGAGCGCCGCGTGCGCAAGGTGTGGGGCACACGGGAGGCGCTTGCCGCGCTCGACCTGCCCCCGATTCTGCCGATCACTTATGCCGATGTCGCCGATCTCGCGCGCATGGTCCCGTCGGACGCGCCGCATCAGGGAATCGTCATCGAAGTCGATCCGCTCGAGGAAATCTGGCTGAGTGACCTGCTGGAGCAGGGCGCGAATGATCGCCGCCCGCTGCTGGTGCTCGATCATGTCACCGATCCACACAATGTCGGCGCGATCCTGCGCTCGGCCGCCGCGTTCGATGCGCTCGGCATCGTGACGCAGGACCGGCACGCTCCGCCCGAATCGGGATCGCTGGCCCGCGCTGCGTCGGGCGCGCTGGAACTGGTGCCGTGGGTGCGGGTGGTGAACCTGGCGCGTTCGCTGGACGAGATCGGCGAAGCCGGCTTCTGGCGAATCGGTCTGGCGGGCGAGGCGAAGGGCACGCTGGGCGAAGTGATGGGCGATACCCGTCCCGCGCTGGTGCTGGGCGCCGAGGGCGAAGGGATGCGCCACAATACCGCGGCGCATTGCGACGAACTGGCGCGCCTGCCGATTTCGCCGCGCGTAGAAAGCCTCAACGTATCCAATGCAGCGGCGATCGCGCTGTACGCCGCCATCTCGCGCTGACCGACGGGGCCGCGCCAACGGGGAGTGACACGATGTTCGACCGGTTAAAGGGGATTGCGCTGGCGATCCTGGCCCCGGTGCTGCTGGTCGGATGCGCGTTCAGCCCAGGCAAGTTCACCTCGACCCTCACTATCCTCGCCGATCGCAGCTTCACCTACAGCTATCAGGGCGAGGTGATCGCAGTCGACATTGCCGGCGAGATGGCAAAGGGCATGGGCGACGCGTTCAAGGAGATGGACGAGGACGCGGATGAGGCCAAGCCGACCTCGACCAGCCTGCTGCGCGCGATCAACGCTCAGGAAGCGGACGGGGCCGATGACGCCGAGGAAGCTGCGAAGAAGGAAGCGAAGTTCAAGGCGATTGCCGAGGCGCTGACCAAGGAGGCCGGCTATCGCTCCGTCGTCTACAAGGGCGATGGCGTCTTCGTGGTCGATTATCAGATCAGCGGGCGGCTGACCCATAATTTCCTGTGGCCCTACAATCTCGACGCAGAGGTCATCTTCCCCTTCGTCATCCTCGAGCTGCGCGGTGCAGACACGGTGCGGGTCAAGGCACCGGGCTTTGGCGAAAACGATGCAGGAACGGCCAAGGGCGGCGCGGACGACGCCAAGAGCCGCCTCGACGGCACCTTCACCCTCATCACCGACGGTGAGCTGGTCAGCCAGAATAACGAGGACGGCGCAAGGACCGAGGGCAATCGCCGCACCATCACCTGGAAGGCGACGCCGCTCAGCAAGGATGCGCCGATGGCAGTGGTAAGGGTCGCGCCGAAATCCTGA